ATTAAGTTCTCTTCTTGATTACGTCTATACATATATTGTTCATGACTCTCACGACTTATCAAGGACTCTTCTAATTCTTTGTCTGACATATTTTATTTCCTTTGAATTAATTACTTTGATTGCGAAGCTTCTTGTATACTCTGCATCCATACCTGCACTCTCACATATATACTCAAAATTATCACACGTTACACCAACACTACAGAAGAACCAGGCACGAGCACTTGCTCTTTCAACACTTGTACGTGATGATTCTACTATAGTTTTTTCTTTTGTTGCATCTAATAATGCTTGAAAGATAACAGAAATAAAAAGAACTCTTTCAGGAAGAGTAAAATATTCTTCTTCTATCTCTGTTAATATTTCAATATACTCTTCATCCATTTTATTCTTCTTGTATTAGTTCATCTCTAAAGATATCTTTTAACATAGACGCAGCTTCGTCAGCTTCAGCAGCTAACTTTATTTGTTTAATAAATTCATCAACTACTTGTCCATGTTCTCCTATACCTACAGGATTTTCTAAGTATATACGTGCATTAGTAATAGCCTTATCTCTTTGAGCTTCAAACTCAGCTAGTGCTGTGTCGTACATTGCTTTTTTAATTACCATTTGTTTCCTCCTTTCCTAATAATGTTACTTTAATTATATCTTTATGTCTATACATTTTTACTTTTTTTCCATAGTTTGTTTTATATCCTTTGATCATATGTAATAAATTTGCCCAATCATAATTATTAACATGGTCCATAGCCCAACGAGATAAATTAGGAACAATAAGAAATGTACCATTTTTAAACTCTAACTTAACTGGTCCTAAAGCAGAAGAGCTTTTATCTCCACGTGATCTCTTGCTATTCTTTTTTTGAAGTTCTTTATTACCCCAATTATTTTCTCTCATTTTTTGTTTAAAATCAGGATCTTCATACAACTCAACAGGTGGGTAAAACTTACCACCTACATATGAATTATAAAATGCAGGTTCATCTGTACCTTCTATTACAGCAGTAAGAACAGACCACTTAACTTGATAGTACATCTCATAGTATCTTAAACTTCTTTTGTTTATATACTCTGCTATAACTTCAAACCTAAAATGTTTCTTACCTATCTTTTTTATATCCTCCTTTAAATATTTAGAAGAACCCATATAAGATTCCCACTTAGATGCTGTCTTAGCTTTACCTATATAGTATTGCTTACATCCTACATATCCTTTACCATTTTGTGTATTAATTATAAGATAAACAAATCCAAACTTCTTTAAGTTAGGTACGAAAGGTTCATCAGTTTCAAACTGAAGCCAATGACTTACCATTCAGTTACCTCCTCCACGTTAGGTTCTTTTTTAACTTGTGTAAGATACCTATACCCATTTGAATACTTGAATACACGTAGTCCTTTACCTTCGTTAGCATCACTCCAACAAGTACGATTGTGCGAACAGTACAAGCAACCAATAGCAAGCTTACGATTACCACTAGCCCCATCAGGTAGATCACTATAACACCTGTCTGGTGGAGAATCTTTCTCAACAGCTTCTTTAAGATATTTAATTCTTTCTTTAACATTGATCATCTCCATTGAATGAACACGAGTTAAGCAGATGCTTCCATGCTGTTTATCTATAGCTAAAAAAGCAGCTTCATCTACACCATTACCTTCAGCATAAGCAGAAATCTGTGCTATATAACCAAAAGGATCATCAGTAGCTAGACTATCATTAGCAAACTTTTGAAAGCTTTTACCTGATGCACTCTTACAATCTACTAATACATCATCTATAACACAATCTTGATGACCTACAATACCATGTACATTAACTTGTTTCTGTAAGTCAGTTACCACATGTCCAGAAAGTCTAGCTAAAAGAATTAGAACATCCTCTAACAGATGACCATATAGAAATTTAATTCTTGTGTTAGACTCTAAAGGTTTAGGTTCTTCTTTAGAATTTTTATCATACCATAGTTGTCTAGCAGGTTTACCTATAGCAGAGAGTCTTAGTCTACCTCTCTCTCTAGGTACTTCATTAAGTAATCCTTTCAATGTTTTCTTGACACTCTCTGTAAAAGAATCTAGATGAGCATCAACTTCTTCTTCTTTTAAGTTTGAATCTACAAGAGGGTCAAACAAATCATACATATCTTGTACTAAAGTATCAATAGTTTTCATAATAGAAAATGGGAAGACATATTATATCTTCCCATCCTTTCCTATTTAATTGTTATGCAAAATCTAAGTCAGCATCTTGCTTACTTTTATACCCATCTTCAACAACATCAAAATCACTAAGCATGTCATCATCTGAAGTCTCAGGTGCAGGGACAAAGTTAACAACCATCACAGCTTTTAGATCACCAAAGATACCATAAGGTTTATGCTCATACGTAGTATACTTTACAGTAACCAAAGATCCATTACCTACTTTAGGTTCTGTGAAAGGAAGCTTGTCAGCACCTACAACTTTAGGTGGATCTTTCTTCTCTCCTGTTTTACCCCATGTAGTCTTAGCTTTTATAGTAACAAAGTTACCATTCTCATCACCCTTATTCTTAATAGATAGCCCATCTTTCTGAGCTATAGCAGTATTCTTTTCGTCAAGGTTACATACATCAATACTCCATTCACCCTCCTCTTTAAATTTAAAGTTAGGTTTAATTATATGTGCCCAGTTAGCTGTTCCTTGTATTATACTCATATTCATATTCCTTTTCTGTTTATTTATAATAGAATTATTACATGGCTTAACATTATTGTCAAGATGTTTATTCATAATAAATGTTTTATTTAAGTTAAGTATTAAACTCATCTCTATTCTTGAGATAAGGTCTTGTTTTCCTTGATGTTTTCTACCCCATGTTTTATAGTCAGCATCCCTATAACTTTCTACTCTAGTGTCTTTATCTACAACTTTGTCAGTTAATTCTACTAACTCTTTTGCTTCACACACTACATAGTTATGCTCTCTTTCAAATACAAAGTAATCACAGTCACCATATAGCCAACCTTTATTACCCATTGTATTTAAAAACTCAACGACAATCCATGAGTCATCAAAAACTCTTTGTTTATTTCCAGTTCTTCTAGCCTTTACATCTACACTAATTGTTTGTCCTTTGTAAGTTAGATATAAATCTATATGTTTATTTATATTTTCTTCGTCACTAGCTATTGCAACTGTGTAACCATGTGACTTAGCTGTCTGTATAAATTCATTCTCTACTTTTATACCTCGCTTAATATAATCAGCATGATCTTTTCTTCCTTTAAATTCCTGTACTTCCATCAAACTCTCCATCTCTATATTTAATAGTATTAATTAATTCATCTCTATTTTTAAAAGCACCTAGTTTTATATTACAAGGATTACATATTACACCTCTAAGTTTACCTGTAACATGATCATGATCTATTCTCCAAGGAGAAGGGTATCTTCTTTTTACTTTTTTATAAGTAAAAATATCAACAACAAAAGTATGATTATTTATTTCTTCTTTGTTTCTTTTACACATAGGACATTTATAATCAGCAGGAGGTTCTACCATATTCTTACGTCTTTCTCTTCTTTCTTTTGAAGCTTTTCTTTCACACTCATTACATGTTCTATCTAAAATACCTACATTATTTTTTAATGGAGTTTTAATATGAAAACTTTTAAAAGGTTTTATTTTTTTACATATTTTACATTCTTGTACATCTTCTCCTTCTTCTATAATAATTTCTTCTTCCATATTAAATAAAGTATATTGTTCTAATGTGTCTCTGCCCATGTCTTACCTACCTTCCATTCACTATCAAGAGGACACTTCATGTGTAGTTCTTTCTCTGTATCTTTCATAGCATCTTTAGTTATCTGTCCAAACTTTTTAACATCTGTGTTTAGAACTTCAAACTGATACTCATCATGAATACTAGCTACAAGTTTAGCATCTACCCTTAGTGTTCTTACTCTTATCATTATATTAATAAGCCATACCTTACATACGACTGCTCCTGCTCCTTGCAATAAAGTATTCAATGCACTATGTGGGCTACGTATATATAGTAACCTACCATCTATACCTTTAATCTTTCCTTTAGCTGATGCTTTAGTTACACCATCACGTACTCTTTTTAAAGCTGTCATACTTGATAAGAAATTATCTATTAATCTTTGTCCCTCTTTAGCACCTGCTCCTACTATCTTTCCTATCTTAGCAGCACCTGCTCCATACATGAAGGCATAGATAAAAGTCTTTGCTTGATCTCTATCAGTTAGACCTGCCATCTTCATGTTGTGTGTATGTATATCACCAGTTAATAATATGTCTGTAAATGTAGTATCATTCATGTAGTGAGCTAAACATCTTAACTCTAATCCACTAGCATCAGTACCTACAATAGAATGAGTAGAGGTATCTGCTACTGTCCAACAATCTCTACACTCTTTACCATAAGGTGAACGTACTGCAGGTATCTGTGCCATGTTAGGAGAGTTGTGAGACATACGACCAGTAATAGTTTTAAGAGTCATCACTCTACCATGTACTCTACCATCCTTATCATCACATGTTTTTATCCATGACTTAATCTGTGCTATACGTTTCTGTAAAAGAAAATACCTAGAGAACTTTCTAGCTTCAGGCATATCTATTGTATCTAGTACAGCTTCATTAATAATAATGTTACCTTTATCTGTATGTTGTTTAGGTTCCCATCCTAACTTAGATAATCTATTTGCTATCTGTTGTCTTGAACCTATATTAAATGGTATGTATTTTGTTTTAGTTACTAACTTTACTACAGTAGGATCAAAATGATTGGTAGACCACTTAACTAATTCATCTGCTTCCTCTTGTAAAAGATTAAGTAAACCCATAGTTTTTCTCATATCTAAATAGAAACCATTACGTTCTTGTTTATCTACTATAACTCTTACATCATGTTCCATTTGAATAGAGTAAGGTGAGAAACTTTGACCTTCCTTCTGTAATACATGAAATAACTTATGTGTTATATTAACATCTTGTTTACAGTACTCTAACATCTCTGGTGTATACACTTCAAAGGTATCAACATCTCCTTTAGGAAAGCCTAATCTTTCTCCCCATGCTTTTAAACTATGTCCATCACGTATAGGATTAAACAACTGAGATAACACAAGTGTATCTAAAACTTGACTAGGTTTAATGTTAGTACCTAGCAATCTATTAAGCACAGGTGCATCAAAAGATAAACCATTATGCATAATAAATTGCTTGATACCTAATGACCAAGACTTAAACTCAGTTACCAAGTCTGGAGGAAAAGGATAAACCCTCCCTGAGTCTATGTCTTTAGCCACTATGCAATGAACCTTAGTTGCATCCAAGCTGTCTGTTTCTATATCAACTATTGCTCTCATTTGTTTTCCAATCTTCCCAATACTCATTGTATAATATCATAGGAGTTCTGTTACCTACCCATACATTAGTAATATTAAATTGAGCATATTCATCTGCTTCTTCCCAAGACATACCATCTCTTTCTCTTAGTATCTTACATATCCTACTATAAGAATATACAAGTAAAGGTGGTGAATTAAATTGTTCTCCTTTTCCTATCAGAGCATCTTTAAAACCATCTATAGAGACAGCTTCAGCATCTATTCCACACCAGTTACACTCTTCATCATCACCTACTTCTAACTCTTCTTGTTCTGTATGACAATAATGTGTCCACATTAAAATGGTGACTCCTCTCCATTATTATTATCTATTTCGTAAGGGTTGTCAATCTCTTTCATACGACCAGTCTCTTTATCATAGTAAAGATGTGTAGCTACACCAGTCTCACCAGTATATCTATTCTTTAAGATACGTATGGTGGTAGTGTTAGAAGCTACCTCATCATCTGCTTGTTGATTACGTTCTAATCCTATCACACTATCAGATAGATGTGCTATAGATGCAGAGCCACGTAGATGTGAGAGAGTAATCTCTTTACCATTCTCATGACCTGCATCACCTGAAGGTCTACGTAGATGTGATACTAGTAGTAAGCCTACACCTGTCTGCTCTACTAATGAACGTAGCTTAGTCATCAGTACATCAATAGACTTTCTTTCATCTCCTTCTTCCTGACCTGATACTAAGATAGATAGATGGTCTAGGAAGATCCACTTACAATCCAATGCTTGTGCCATGAACCTAACCCTTGCAAGTATCTCATCATTAGATGTAGAACCAAAGTGATCAAAGGCAAAGAACCTACCAGTACCTACAGTATCATCAAACCATTTATCTAATTCTTCTCTACTATATTTCTTACGTATCTCATTGATATACAATCTTGCATTAGCTTCAACAGACATAATATTAAAGGCTGTGTTCTTAGTGTTCTCTTCTAGTGCTAGTATACCTACGTTGTCCTTTGTATTCTTTAACATATGATGCATCAACTCACGCATGATAGAACTCTTACCCATACCTGCACCTGATGTCAGAGTAATCAGCTCACCAGTACGCATACCATAGGTCTTCTCATTAAGTTTAGCCCAAGGAAATAGTACAGTCTCACAGTACTCTTCTTCAAACAAAGTATCCTTTAACTCTTTTAAGTTTACTATACCTGCAGGAGTATAAGTCTTTGCATTCCACCATGCCCTAGAGAACTGCTCACGTTTATTCATCTTGAGATATTCGTTAGCATCTTTATGTTCCATGTGCATGACCTTACACTTGTTAGGTGAAAAGAGTTGAGCTACCTTCTCACTTGCTTCTCTCCCTTGCTTATCCATATCAAAGGATATAACAATCTGATCAAAGCTATCAAGATATTCAAAGGCTTTCTTGCAATCACGTAGTGCTGAATGTGCTCCACTCTTTATAGATACACATGCCCACTTGCTACCTAGCAATTCGTATGCAGACATAGCATCTACTTCACCTTCAGTAATAGTAATGTACTTTCCTTTAGGTGCAAAGATATTCTGACCAAACAATCCTGCATCAGTCAGGCTACCCTCAGACCACATATCTTTAGTGGCTACGTCACGTACCTTATTAGCTATGTTGTTACCACCTTCATCAAAGTATTTATAGATATGGTGTGTATTCATACTACCTTTTACTTTAACATCTGTATTATATTTATGTGCTGTCTCTCTTAGTATACTACGTTCACTTAATGCACCTAGTGTACCAAAAGTTTTGATAGCATTCTCTTTTCTTATTGGTATTATTTTCTCAGTTTCCATATTAGTTCCTTTTTTAAATCTAGTTTTACATGAATAACAATAGCTATGACCATCTGAATAATTTGCATTGGCATCACTTGACCCACACTCAGGACATGCTCCTTTATCTATTAATTTATTATCCATATCTCTAATCCAAACTGTCTAAAGTTTTATCCCATAGTTCTTCAACGAAGTCAAGTTGATCTCTCATACTTTCTTTAGTATCTCTCATGGCTCTGATCTTAGATTCAACTCTATCATAACCTTCTTCCATATATTCTTTAACAAGTTCTGTGTACTGTCGTTCAAACTCTTCTTCCCAAAGATGTTTAGTCATGCTAGTCCTTTCTTTTATATGCTCTTGGGTCATCAGACCATACGTGATCTTGAAAATGTGCTGGAATAGTTTCACCATCATCATTCTTATACTTATGTACTTTAGGTACAATACCAAACGTATCTTTCATATCATCTATTAAATCTTGAAGCTGTCTTAAATCCCAAGCAGTTACATGCATAATATCAAACTCTTCAAAGACTTCTCTACCTGCATTAAACACATCAAGTATACATTTCTTCTGTGCCTGATCTACTATCATAGCACCCTTATGTTGTATTATTTTAGCCATCTCATCTCTCCTTTGTTGTTGTTGTAATTTTATTTCTTTATGTAACCAATCAGTAAATCCAGTCTTACTCATTCTTATCTTCCTCTATGTGTAGAGCATCAGGATTTTCATTAGATCTTTCAGCCCATTTAATTTCCTTTAGATGTTTGATACGTATATGAGCATCACGTAACTGAAGTTGTAATTCTTTTACGTTTCTACGTAACACATCTATCTCTGTTTGTGCCATACTTTCTCCTTACTGTACTCTTATTACTGTTAAGCCATCATCTTCTGACATAGGTTCTATCCCATCAAGATCAGCATTAATGTAAAGCCTACTGATATATTCTGTTGCAGCATACTCAGTTTTAAAATACAAAGTATCTCCATCAAACTTTACTAAAGGTTCTAGTATGATATCTTTATCTTTAGAAACAAAAGCTATTACATAATTTTTATTCATGTTCGTACCTTATATTAATTTAATATATGTGTCAAGCTTTTATGTGAACCACTTAATTAATCCATTACTTAATATTGTTATTGCTACTGTATTAGTAAAGATAAGAGATCTATCGTTCCATAAGATAGCTACTATCAACCACCCTGTACAGCCTGATAAGGTAACACAAAGGTTTAGTGGGTGTACTTGGTTAGCAGTTAATAGCATACCTATCAGTAGCACTACACTAGATACCCACTTGATGTACCAGTCTACTGTATGTAGTGGTGTCTTAGTTGTTGTTGGTATTTTTATTTTCATTTGTACAGCACTCCCAATTGAGACAGTATATTCAATGCTCGTATACTTAACTCCTGCACTTTATGTACTGTTATCCAAGCATTATCATAATCTTCATAGGTATTAGTATCTTCATTAAAGTTTTCTTCAAAGTCTTCAGTACTTCTACCTTCACCATATGTTTGTTCTATCATATCTTTATCTGTAATAGATTTACTATCCTCATAGTGTGCCATACTATAGTTATTAAACCATGAATGCTCTAAATATTCAGAGTCCCCAGATTTTATTTTAAATGTTACAAATATCATATCAATGTCCTCTCTGTGGTTGTAGTTTATCTTTGGGCATGTCATCAGACATATTCAAATGACTTTTTATTATTGACCATGCTACTTCTAGTTCCTCACGTTCTGCTTTGTTCTCTTCAATTTCGCCACTATGCAAAGCATCTTGCTCACATGTATTAACATAGGCTTGTAAAGCAAAACCTACAGTTGTTATTGCATCACTTATCATATTATCATTTTCCTTTTCAAATTCATTTTCTATATCATTAAGACAGTCAGGGCATAGCCAACCATCATCAGCAGGTATACGATTAACAAACTTACCATTAAAAGAAGTAAAGCTAGTGTCCTCTCCACATTCATTACATAACTCCACACCCATCTGTGCAAAAGTTTTAGACCACGTCATTATACATTCTCCTTTGTTGAACATTCTGCACAGCAATCCACATCTACTATATTATCCCATGCAAAATGATAATCATCAGTAGTAATTTCTTCTGTATTAAAAACTTCATTACACACATGACATTGTATTGTTTCTTCTTCTGTAATATTAATTATGTACTCACTCATTATACATTCTCCTCTATTGTTATTTCAGTTTGAGTTTCTGCTTGTAGTATAGTTTCTAATTT